AGTGCTATAAGCATCACCCGTGATATCGTAGCTCAGACGAAGGTTCTGGAGGTGGTTACGCATCTTAAACGGAGTCTGATAGTTGATGATATCAGCCTCATCGCTGTACTCCTCGTAAGCAGAACCGATACGGCTAACCTGACGGCCAGGCATCAGCAGCTCACCAGGAATATAAGAAGCCTGTGAACCATCAATTACATAGCACTCGTAAACCCAAGCGCTACCATCCTGGTAAGGAAGACCAGTGGTACGAACCTGGAAATGGAAATCGTCGAAGCTGAGTACAGCACCAGGACCAAACCAACGCTCCTCAAGGGCGATATAAATAGGTGTGTTGCTCAGACCCGGAGTAATACCGTTAGCGATGGATGTAGAGTTAACCTCTGTACCATTCCACTTAGCCCAACGAATATTAACAGCGTGATCACTGTCAATCTGAACGGCCCACTCGAACTCACGGTTCTCAATGATCATGGTCTTACCCAGACCACCAGTGAGCAGGTCAATAGTAGTAGAAACGCCATCGTCTTTAGTACCAAATACCAGTGAAAGCAGACCAGCAACCTCGTGAGGCTTAGTCAGCAGGGCGTTAGAAATCATGTTCTCATCTACCAGGTCGCTGAAACGACGTCCGCGATACAACTGGAGATTGTTAAGTAAAGTATTATTCATATATGTTTAAATCTTTATTTCGTATCAGAACATCCCGTTGACCAGGTCTGTTACTGATTTCTGTTTGTCATCGGCGTTATATGTGCTGTGATTCTTTGCACTATGCCTTAACATATTCCTAAGTTTATCAGCAGCGGATGACTCACCATCTCTCTTAGCAGTTGAAACGAGACTGTCCCCCTTCATCGTAAAGTAAGCCGATTCGATCAGATTCTTTGAAAGATTCTTATTGAAGTCTTTTGTATATTGTGACTGTCCAGTCTGATCTACTTTGAAAATGTAATCAAACAATGCTTTACGATCTTCTTTGGGGACATTAATTCCTCTAATGTTAGTAAGCTCATTTATATCCTTACTAACAGTCTGGAAGAACTGCTGAGACTGTTCCTGCTACTGACGTGCATACTCTTCTTGCTGTCTAGCAGCCTGTTCAGCCTCTTGCTGTCTAATCTCCTTCAATCTACCAAGCGCATCCTCCGCTTCATCATACAGTACATCACTATCCTCATACCTAGTTATCTTCTTATTAATTTGTTCGTCAGAATAGCCTGCACGATGCATGAATTCGCGTACTACTGCCTTTTGATTATTCTCGTCTTCGAGATCGATATTATCGAGAGTAATAGCTTCTTGCTGCTTAGCGTAGAAGTCCTCAAACTTACCGCCGTTCTTTACGTACTCGTCAAGCGCCTGTATACGCTCATCCGCGTACTCAGGAACTGAGTTCTGATTAACTACATCGGTAAAGTACTGAGTAAGATCTTCTACAGTAAGAGGTCTATCTTTCTCATCAATCTCGTCCATATTCCAACCAAGTGAGTTACCAATTGCATCAAACAAGAGACCAACCTATTGGGCCTCAATGAGATCGGCGTCTGTAGGCTCCTCTTCTACTGGAGGTTCCTCTACAGGAGGTTCCTGCTTTGGTGGTTCTGGATTATCAATATGCTCAGGGATTTCTGTGTCATCCTCATGAGCGTTTGGATCGTCAGATCCGCTGTTATTGCCGTCCTCAGGAGTTGCGTTCACTGGCGGCTCTATTTTCTCTTCTTCCTCTACGAGTGGTACATTTGGCTCCATCATCTCGTCAATATTAGTTACTCCACCACCTTCTTCGGCGTTAGAATAAATATTGCCAAGGATGTCATCAAACCCACTCGGAATAGTATTCTTTTTCTTCATATAATATTATATGTAAATAATTTGTTACAGTTTATTCTGTTATTTGTATTTATTCCGAATATCTATTTTGTAATTCAGAATACTTTATTGCGCTGTTTATCATATCCCAGTCTCTAGTATATGTGGAGTCTACAAACTATATAGGCATTTGCTGTTCTAACACAAATTTCTAACCTCCTGCAAAATTGGTGAGAGCGTCTGCATAACTTCCTATGGTCCCAATTACTGGACTTGACATATCCCATAACTTTGTTGCCTTAAGATAATATTCTCCATTTTTGTTTTTTATCGGTTTCAATCTGCCATTTCTAATATTATCTAGACTCTAAGTTGAATATCTACTAGGATCTATTTGCATGTGATTTGTGTTTATCTTAAAAGATCTATCTAAATTTACAAGACTATCTATAGCCGATTTTTCAGAAATAGGAACAAGATATGGACCCTATGTTCTTGGCTTTGGAAATATGTTACCTTCGTAAAAAGGTCCAGTAAACTATATATCTCCAACTCTATAGGTATCGTCTCTTAATTTTTTTATATTTTTAGTAGGTCTGTTAAAAGATAATGCTACTAAATCTCTATCCAAATCAGCATTTGTACCACCAAATCTAGATGAAGACGGGGAACCATTTGTCTAATCCCCTCTACTCGGCTGTCCTTTTTGAGGATTTACACTTTTTATAGGTTCGTGTATATACGATCCTGTATATTTAGATCCACCAGCTAATGCTCTCAAGTTAGGTTCGCCTCCACTACCCTCATACAATTTATATAACGCCTTATTAGTAGCCTTTCTCGCTGTTTTCACTAAAAAAGGAATTGGGTTATACTAGAATAAACGAACAATATCACCAAAAGAGTATTTGGGAGTTTTATCTGCAGTATTATACTATTGACCGTTTATGGCGGCACCAACTTTTGCTCCAGCGTACAATGCGTTTCGCTATTTTATTTCCTCTTCTTTTCCATCTCTGTATCTAGGTAGTATTATCATATCAGTGCCTCCATTTTTTAGCGTTAAGTGCAAATATAGCCATCTTTTTCTATGCTGGTGTACCGTGCGCTTTAAACCATGATGCAGAATGACCAGTACGTTTCTTCAAGGCTGTAAATTTACCGCGATTAGCAGGTTTTATATGTATAGGTGATTTACCATCCTTATATGAGTTACCTTCTGAGATGTTTCTCATATATTTCTACCACATAGCCTTATCGCCAGGAGTCAATACAAAATCTTTTGCTCCCCAATACACGTTATCTCCATCTATGGTAGGATACAATCCTCTAGCTGCCATCATCTTATCTATTATCGGGGCAGTATCGTTATTGTATGGTATTCTCTAATATCCAGTGGTTGTAACTGTAGGACTACCTATCTTATCTATAGCGCTAGCTATATATTTGTCAAACAGTTTATATTTGACACCGCTATTCCCTTGTGCATCTGGACCATAGTCATTTAAATCCCACGCTTTCTAGTAGAAATTTCCATTGTGATCTACATATATGGCTGTAGGATAATCCCCTCCATGTTCTATATCATAATCTGGTTCTCCGAGCCATCCATAGTTGTAATTTCCAAGTACGATTAAATTATCTCTTGAAATAGCATCTGGATGTCTTTGATACACTGGAAGATTTCTATTACCTACAGCCTTTCTAACAAGTCCGTAGTCTCCAGGAGCTTCAATGTATCCTCTATCTAAAAATACTTTACGTTGATGGTCTCTTCCCAGCAGATATGTATCTTGTGCTGTTCCAGAATATATATTTTCACCTTCTGTCGCGTTAGCTGCACCAGATGCATAACTTCTACCACCTTCCATGATTTTAGTGGATGCTTCTAACGTAGCATTATCTATAGCCTATGTTATTTTATCTACAATTCCTATAGGAGGGTCTGTTGGCGTACCATTGGAGTATTTAGGTAGTTTGCCATCTTTCAACCTAGGAAATAAACTAGGAGTCTAAGGCAATATATCAGATATACCTAAAGCATCAGCAAAATACTATTCCATCTACCTCTACGGACTATTAAGCTACATCAGACTTGTTAGAGACGGTAAACGTAAGCGCAAACTAAAAGGGGATGTTGGATCTCCATATACATCTATACCTCTATTCAGATCTTCTTGCCTTACTTCCTAAAAATCTTTAAGTCTAGGTGTAGCGTTAGGAGCATCTGCTCCACTCCAAGATGATATAGATTCTGGTGTAGTATTGTTTAATGGATATATAGTCTTAGTTGGTTGTTCTGGTTTCCACGTTGAATCATATTTAGGTTGTTCTCCATATGCACTGAGTGGAATAATCATCTTCTTTCCGCCGTCTGTTCTAAGTACGGATATTTTTCCTCCGAGATACGGATCACCATAAAGCATACGTTGTTCCTCTAATCTTCTAGGCCTCAATCCTGGATTTTTTGGATCATTCATACCAGCATTAACTTGGTTTATTGCGCCAGTATAATCTCCAGCTTTCCACAGCTTCATAAATTGTGTGTCATCTTTAAACCCACCTGGATAATTAAAGTGGTAAGACGTAAAGGCTGCTTTTGCATCGCTCGATAAAGCATCCCACTGATCATGTCCCAAAGTATCTCTTAGAATATTCTATCTAGTCTATACCTCTTTTAATAGACGTGCATCAGCTTCAGTTTGCGATATTTTACCCTTTCGTATAAGCGCAGGATCAGTAAAGCCGTATCCTATAGTTCTTATTCCATTGCCATCAAGATATACCTTACTTCTAAAACCTTCATATTTTTTTATAAGAGCTAGCGCTTTCTTTTGTTCTTTAGTCATACACGATCTATTCTATTGCTAAGAAGATTAGCAACGACGTTAGTGATAAAGTCATCACCTCCGTCGTGCTAAACATATCTTAGTATAAGTTTTAACAAATAGTTATTCTCTCTAGTAAGCTATAGAAGCTCTTGTTCTTCAGCGTACGTCATTTCTCACCAGCTACTTTATTACGAATAGCTGCTCTGGCCTTTACTTTCTCACGTTCTAATGCTGCATCATCCTTCTATTTCTGCAGCTTCATCTCGTGATCCATACGCTGCTTTTCGAGATCAATCTTCTTATCTTCTATCTCCTTCTTCTGACGTGCTTCGTAACGCTTAGTATACTCATCAGATGCAATCTTACGCTGCTGTGTAGCGTCCTTAGCTATCTCCATAGGATCAGGTATACCATTATTATTAGCATCCTTCTCTTCTGTACCACGATATGCGCTAATCTCAGCCACTGCAATCTTAGTCTGATTATCTGCGTCAATACGATAACGCTCAAGCTCCATTTTAGCTTCCTCAAGCATAAGCTGTTGCTGTTGCTGTTCATTCTGCATCTGCTGTAACTGTACAGCCTGCTCACGCTCAGCTTCTTGCTGTTGCTGCATAGCCTGCTCCTGACGCTCTTGCATCTCCTTAAGCTTCTGCTTAATGATGTTGAAGTTGTCATTTGTAAGTACCTCAGCGGCCTCTAAGAGGCTGGCT